CTTGAGATGACACCAAACGTGGGCGACAGCATGCCGGGCGAGTACGCCCACGGCGGACAGCCTATGGGCGGAATGGGTAAGTTCGCTGGTATGATGGGCGGACAGCCTATGGGCGGAATGGGTAAGCCCGCTGGTATGATGGGCGGACAGCCTATGGGCGGAATGGGTGCTATGGGCGGCGACAGCAGGGGGATAGGGCCGTCTCCCGCCATGACAAATCCCATGAACCGCAAGGCCGGTGGCCGCGCCAAGGGCAAACCGCATATCAGCATCATGATTAACGCCGGGCAAAAACAGCCTGACCCAATGGGGGGTGCCCCAATGGGGGGTGCCCCCGCAGGCGTCCCAGTGCCGATGAGTGTGCCGCCTCCCGGCGGTATGCCTCCGATGCCGATGGGCGGCATACCCATGCCTCCCCCTGCCCCGCCGATTGGCGGTGGCTTGCCGGGCGGCATGCCTCCTATGGCACGCAGGGCCGGTGGCCGCATCGCCCGATCGTACAAGGACATGGACGCAGGCGCAGGCTCTGGCGAAGGGCGTCTTGAGAAGAGCGAAATCCAGAAGCGGAAACGCTAAAGGCTGCGACCGGCGGTTTCTCCCACTGCCGGTCGTTTTACTTGGGAGAACAAGGAGGGGACTTTGTGCTGACGACAAGTATGGCCTTTAAGGCCGAACTCGCGCGATTGCTGCAACAAGCGATTGCCGAGCAGGTGGATGTTATCACGGCACCACACACGATGGGTGACTTTGGGGCCTACAAACATCATATCGGAATAGTTGCGGGGCTGAGATCGGCTCTGGAGCTGTTGGAAGAAGCTGAATCAATCGTCAACAAGCGCGAAAGGGGCGCGTAATGTCAAAGATAAAAATGTTGCACGAAAAAGATCCAAAGCAGGTCATTCTCAATGAAGTTGGCGACGCTTTGGAAGATCTCGTGGTTCTTAATACGCAAGTCTTGGTGGCCGTCTACGTTCGTCCGGAGAAAACCTATGGGGGGATCGTACTGCCGGGCGAGCATCGCGACGAAGACAAGTACCAAGGCAAAGTCGGAATGATCCTCAAGAAGGGCCCGACGGCTTTCGTCGAGGGCCCAGACGGCAAGTGGTTCGGCAAGGAGAAATTTGACGAGCTGCAATGGGTCATTTTTCGTCCAAGTGACGGCTGGCCGATCGAGGTCAACGGCGTCTTGTGCCGAATGTTTGATGATGTCTCGGTGAAAATGAAAACGCGCAACCCGGACAAGGTCCGTTAAGGGGGAGAACACCAGTGGATGACAAAGATCGTGTCGAAATCGAGCTTGAAAAGCCGATTATCGATAAAACGGTTGATGAAGACGTAATTGTGGTCCAGAAATCAAACGAAAATTTAGACGAAAACGTAAGATCCAAAAATATTGACCCCGAGGACGGCATCAGCGACCTCAAAAACAAGCTCCAACAAGAACAGCGACTGAGATATGAGGCGGAAATCCGCGCTCGGGATGCTGTTCAAAATCAATATCGGGCTCAAAACGAGACCGAGAACGCCAATTTCGCCCTCGTAGAGGGCGCAATGCGCACGTTGACGGAAGAAAAAGAGCACATCAAGTTTCAGTACAAGGAAGCACTGGCGGTTGGCGACTATGACAGGGTGGCCGACCTTCAGGAAGCAATAGCAGACAACAAACTGAACTTGTCCGAGCTTCAAAGAGGCCACCAGCGCATGCAAGCTGAACGCGAGCATGCACGCCGGGTGCCGCCACCCCCTCCTGTTCCCTCTAATCCGGTTGAGGCGCTTGCTTCGACCTTGTCAGAGCGTTCGGGAGACTGGGTCCGTCGCAACCCTGAGTACGCCAAAGACCGTCGATTGTTCCAAAAGATGGTCGCGGCGCATCAAATGGTCACCGCTGACGGTGTTGAGCCTGACACTGACGAGTATTTCGATGCAATCGAGACAACTCTGAAGATGCGTGGCCAACAGCGGCGCGAGGAGAGGGTCGAGGAGGACGAAATGATGTCCGAGGCGGCCAAACCCACGCAGAAGCGCGTAGCGCCCCCTGCGGCCCCCGTGTCGCGCTCTGGCACGCCCGGAAACACACGGTCAAACGGTATCCGGTTGACCAGAGAAGAGATTGATGCGGCTTCCGACAGCGGGTTGACGCCACTGCAATACTACGAAAACAAGCAAGCGTTGAAAAACGAAGGCAGGATAGGGGGAAGAGGACATGAGTGATTTCAAGAAGCAGATGCGCGCAGGGCTCGATTCTGACGTGCCGGTCAGGCCTCCACAGCGATCAGAAGTGCGTGAAGAGGGTCCCCGCGAACGCGCCGCTCGGCGCGCAGCGGAAATTCGCGACCACAACAGTGGCTCCAGCGAAAACGGCGACAAGTTCTGGATTGATCCGGAGATGGTACCGGAAGGCTGGAGCTATGAGTGGAAGGTCCGTACAGTTCTCAATGCTGAAAACCCGGCCCATCAGCTTGAGTTGCAGCGCAGGGGCTGGACGCCTATTCCAGTTAGCAGGCACCCTGACCGGATGCCTGCTGATTGGAAGGGGCAGACGATCGAGATGGACGGCATGATCATGATGGAGCGCCCGAAAGAGATCACGGACGACGCTATCGCTGATCGTCATCGTCGCGCTCGCATGCAGGTTCGGGCGAAGGAGGAACAACTTGCCGCGACCCCTGCGGGGCAGTTTGAGCGCGCCAATAAGGACAATTCGCTTGTGAAAGTGAAGAAGAGCTACGAGGCGATGCCGATACCCGAAAACTGATTGTATAATAAAATCAGTACGAAGGGTCGCTTTCGGGCGGCCCTTTACATTTTCAATTATGATTGTATTATTAGGTTTCGAGATCCCCGGCGTGATCTCATATGCTCTCCCCCGGCGCGGAGGGTTAAACCAAACCCCGGTTCTTATTCGCCCCGGCGCGCGATGATGGACTTTCCTTGTAAGAGGAGGACCCCCGTCATGGCGAACACCAATGCGCCTTTCGGATTCCGTCAGTACAGTGGCAACGGCTCTGCTCCCACGTTCGAGCAGGTGCGCATGCGCATAAAATCCGACTACACGACCGCCATCTTCTTCGGTGACGCAATTATTCCCGTCAGCACCGGCTACATCCAGCAAGCAACGGCTTCTACCGTGCAGGTCGGAGGCGTCTTCACGGGCTGCAAATACCTCTCTGTGTCGCAGAAGCGCACCGTGTGGTCGAACTATTGGCCCGGCGCTGACAACAGCGGCGATGTGGAAGCCTATGTCTGCAACGATCCGAACGCCAAGTTCATTGTTCAGTCTGGCGGCAGTGCAGTTGGCATCGCGGCGATCAACGCCAACATCCAGCTCAATGTCGGCACGGGCAACACTGCCACGGGCATCTCCGGCATGTATGTCGAGACCCCAAACACGACTGACACCTTGCCATTCCGCGTGGTGGACATCGTCACCGACCCGCCGGGCGCGAACGGAACTGACTACGCATCTGCGTATAATCAGATCATCGTCGCCTTCAACAATGTCTCCACCAAGCAGCTCTTGGGCGTGTAAGAAGGAGTGAATAAAAATGGCTGTCAATCTTTCGGCTATTAAAGACCTTCTCCTGCCCGGCCTACGCGGCATCGAAGGTAAATACGAGCAGATCCCGTCACAGTATGACAAGATCTTCACGAAGCACAACTCGAAGATGGCCCTTGAGCGCACCGCTGAAATGCGCTTCCTCGGTTACGCGCAGCTTAAGACCGAAGGTGGTCAGACCGCTTTCGACAACGCTGCCGGCGAGCGTTATGTGTACAACCAAGAGCACAATGAAATTGGCCTTGGTTATGCCATCACGCGCAAGGCCATTGACGATAACCTCTACAAGACCCAGTTCGCCCCGTCGAACCTCGGCCTGATCGAATCATTCGCCCAGACCAAGGAAATCTACGGTGCCAACATCCTCAACACCGCTGACACTTACAGCGCGACCGTTGGTGGCGATGGCAAGGCCCTGTGCGCAACCGATCACCCGATCGATGGCAACACGGTCTCGAACAAGGCGACAGTCGAATTGAATGAAGCTACGCTTCTCAGCTCGATGATTTCCATCCGCACGAACTTCAAGGACCAAGCCGGTCTGAAGATATTCGCACGCGGTCGTCGTCTCATTGTGCCGCCGTCTCTGGAGCCCACCGCAATTCGTTTGACAAAGACGGAACTGCGCCCCGGCACAGCAGATAACGACGTCAACGCTGTGATGATGACTTCGGGCGGTCTGCCTGAAGGTTACATGGTTAACGATTACCTGACGGACACCAACAACTGGTTCCTGCTCACTAACATCGACGGTCTGTCTTACATGCAGAGAATTGCATTTGAATCAGACATGCAGGTCGATTTTGTGACAGACAACCTGCTTGTCAAAGGGTACGAGCGGTACTCGTTTGGTTACTACAACTTCCGTTCGGTCTACGGCTCGTTCCCGACCTAAAGACATTGGGGCGGGGCTTCGGTCCCGCCTTTCTTTCTAGGCAACCCGATCACGCAGACCGGCCTAGCGGGCGCTGCACAGACTTCGTGATCTCATCGTGCAGGAGGCCCTTATGGGTACGACTACATTTACCGGCCCAATCAAGGCAGGTGACATTCTCAACACGACTGGCACAACCGCCGGTACTATCAAGAATGTCGGCTTCGTTGTGATGGCGCAGGCTGTTGCAATCACGCAGGCTGGCACGGCAGCGGCGTTGGCCACCGCCATTGTCATCCCGGCAAACAGCCATATCGTCAACATTCAGGTGTTGGCGACGACTGCGTGGAGTGGTGTGGCTGCAACGATTAGCATTGGCACGTCGGCAACATCGACGGAATTAGTGTCGGCGGCCTCGCTTGTAGCCATTGGCCTCGCCGCTATGACCCCCGGCACTGACGCTACTCGCACTGCAAAGTGGATGAACGTCGGCACGTCTGATGTCATCATTTACGCGCTGTCGGCAAACACTGGCGCGGGCGTGGGCGAGCTTGTCGTCCGTTACATTCAAGCTGAAAACGCCTGATAGGAGGCTCTCATGGGTGCATACGAAGGAAAGGCTTCCACGATCAAGGAAGCAAAAGAAAAGACCAACGGATTCAAAAAAGGCGGTAAGGCTGACAAGAGCGTCATGTCCGAAGCTGCCGAAGACATGCGCCCCCGCCGCGCGACAGGCGGCAGTGTAATGTCATCAGCCGCCAGCGGTACGCCTCGCGGTAAAGCCTCTCAGTACTGATCTACGCCCCCCTTCTCGCAGGATTAGTAATGAGCGACGGGGGGCTTCGGCCCCCCGTATTGCGATGGAGACAGCAATGGCGAAAACACCTGCGTGGCAACGCTCCGCCGGTAAGAACCCCGAGGGCGGCCTCAATGAGGTTGGGCGTCAATCTGCCAAGGCACAGGGCATGAATCTGAAGCGGCCACAACCTGAAGGTGGCTCGCGCAAAGACAGCTTCTGCGCCCGGATGACCGGCATGAAGCGGAAGCTCACGGGCTCCGCAAAGGCCGCCGATCCGGACAGCCGTATCAACAAGTCGCTTCGGAAGTGGGACTGTTAACATGGCAGAAAAACCGTTTTGGAAAAAAGATGCTCCAAAAGATGCGAAGGAGCGTAATATGAGCCGCCAGCAGGTGCGTGAGGCCAAAGCCCGCGCTCGATCCACTGGAAGACCGTGGCCAAATCTGGTAGATAACGTAACGGCGATGCGTGCGGGAAAAAAGGATAAGTAAGATGCAGGCGAGAACTGTAAACGTCGGTCCAGTCACAGCCGCAGTCACCAATCAGGTGGCCGCCTCGCAGACCCCGGACGCGGGTCAGATCGTCATCAATGGTGCGGGCGCAACTTTCAGCATCAACAACATTGCGGCTTCGCAGGATCCCGCTGGCGCAGGCAACCTGACACTAGCTGCTCCCTACATAGTTTTTGACGTTGCACGCTACGTTTACATTACCAGCGCGGGCGACGATTCGCTTTTGACGTTTACGGTCACCGGATGGGATGTAAACAATTCGCCGGCCGTTGAAAGTATCACGGGCGGAAACACGAAAGCTGTCGTCAGCACCAAGAAGTTCAAAGCCGTGACCAACGTCGCGGTGAGCGGCGATTCGGGTTCCGTGCAGGTTGGTTCGTTCGAAGGCGCGACGTTTACCGGCTCGACGGCGCGTCAAGTGACGATCGTGGCCACTGGAAATGAAAGCGCGAAGACCTTCGTTGTCACCGGCACTGACATCAATGGTAGCTCAATTACCGAAAGTGTCGTCGGCCCAAACGCAACGACAGCAACGACAACGGCTTACTTCAAGACGGTGA